AGCTGGCGCTTTGCTTCAGTTGACCCCATACCCTTGCGTAGGGGGTCTACCCATGACACCATCTGCGCAGTCACCACCGCCCATGTCATGCACCTCCGCCTCCTCGGCTTCGCGCTCGGTCTTGCGATGGCTGCTGCTGCCGTTCACGCTGGCCGCACTGCCCCTCCTGATCGCTTTACGCCTCTCCCTGGTCCTCTATGGCCTAGCCCTGCGCAGACGCACGCCAGCGGCCTCTACACCGGCCCCTGAGCCCCTCCCCGCTGTCTCACCCCCTACGGACACGCAGGAGGCCCTTGCAGCCCCGTACAGCGCAGAGATCGCTCACGAATGCGTCACCGACCTCTGGCTCTCGTATTTGGACGACGAAACCGTTCAGATCAACTGCGTCCACCACCTCAACCGCTGCCTAGCTCTCAACCCCTCACGCCATGACCACTGACCCCGCTCAGCTCGTCGCCTTCATCACCACCGCTCAAGCTCAAGCCAAATCCCTCGCCGCTGACATCGACGCCTGGAAAGCTGAACTCCAAGCCCTCTACGACTCAGGCAACATCACTGACAAGCTCTCCACACCCTTCGGCTCTGCCACCCTCACCACTCGCTCAACCTGGGCCTACTCACCAGCCGTCAAGCAGCTACAGGAGCTTGAGCAACTGGATGGACTAGCCACCAAGAAGACCTCCACCTCCTGGACTATCAGGCCCATCACCACTGAGCAGCCTGACTTCTGATGCCAAACTCCTTGACGTTTGTCGTCTACGGCTTGCCCGCCCCTCAGGGCTCAAAGCGCTCACTCGGCAACGGCATCCTCGTTGAGTCCTCCAAAGCCGTTAAGCCCTGGCGACAGGACGTCAAGCACGCCGCCCTCGCCTGTCTCCCGCCCGACTGGGACACCACCACACCCATGTCCCTGTCGATCGTGTTCAGGTTCAAGAGGCCAGCCGCGCACCTTGGCAAAAAAGGCGTCAAGCCCTCAGCCCCGCAGCACAACACCTCGGGCCGTCACGGTGACCTCTCCAAGCTCGTTCGCTCAACCGAAGACGCCATGACAGGCGTCGCCTACGACGACGACAGGCAGATCGTCTCTATGAACGTCAGCAAGCGCTACTGCTCAGGCGACGAGCCCCAAGGCGCCCTCATCACCGTCACACCACTAACCTGAAAGCCAGTCAGATACTGCAGTGGCGGGCAAATCAACCAACGCTGAAATGAAACTCCGCGTCAACGAGGTTTACGGCCTCCTGACGCGGGGTTATTCACGTGCGCAGATCCAGCGGCACGCTGCGGATCTGTGGGGTTGCTCTGAGCGCAGCACTGACACCTACATCCAACGCGCACGCGAGATCCTCGACAAGGACTGCGAGATGTCCCGCCCAGCCTTCCTGGCCGAAGCCCTTGCACGCCTTCGCGTCGTCGAGCAGAAGGCCGAGGAGCGCTCCCAGCTGGCCAATGCCATTGCAGCGATCAGGCTCCAGTGCGAGCTGATCGGCTTGACCCAGAAGTGATGGAAGTCGAAGTGCTGGACACGGAGTTGATCAAAGTCACGCTCACCCGTGATGGCATCAGCGCTTCGGCCTTTGTCACCAGTCACCATTTGGCTGAGCAGAAGCGCCCGCAACTAGAAGCCGCAATCGAACGTGAAGCCTTGCGTGCAATGTTCGAGTAGGCATGAGCCCATCAATCCTTGACGCCTGCCCTGGTGGCCTGCTCTTAGATCCAGCGAAGGCACCAGAGCCTGAATACCGAGGCACCAAGGAGGATTCCGACGCCATCAGGCAGCGCATCCTCGCTGATCTCCTCCCGTACCAGCAGGCGGTCTGCGAAGACAGAGAGCATCGCATCATCGGGATGGTCGCTGGCTATGGATCAGGCAAATCACGCACGATGTGTGCCTGGACTGTCCTGCTGTCCCTCGATAACCCCAACACTCTTGGGGTGATGTTTGCCCCAACTGGTCCCTTGGTGCGTGATGTGGTCATCCGCACGATGGAAGACTTCTTGGAGCAGTACGACATCCCTTACGAGTTCAGAGCTAGCCCACTGCCTGAGTTCAAGCTCCTGCTGCCAGAAGGTCCTGTCTCAGTGTTGTGCCGCAGCATGGAGAACTGGAGCCGCATCATCGGTTTGAACGCCAGCTTTATCTGTGCTGACGAGATCGACACCAGCAAAATCGAAATCGCCAGGCGAGCCGTTGACAAGTTTCTGGGTCGCCTTAGAGCCGGCAACCGCCGCCAGCTGGGTCTGTTCTCCACGCCAGAGGGCTTTGGCATCCTCTACTCCATGTTTGTGGAGGAAGCGGACAAGCCCGATCGGGCCTTGTACAGGGGCCGCACTGCCGACAACCCCCATTTGCCGCCTGACTTCCTTGAGGCAATGCGGGAGAACTACTCTCCTGCCCTATTCAAGAGCTACACCGAAGGCGAGTTCTGCCTGTTGACCCAAGCGGCGGTGTATCCAGAGTTTGATCGCCACCAGAATCGCAGCGAACAGGACGCCCCGACAGAACGCGACACGCTCTGGGTCGGACTGGACTTGAACGTTGACCGCTGCGTAATGGCGGTGTGCGTGCAGCAGGCTGACGGCATCCATGTGATCCAAGAGTGGGTGGCACGCGACACTCCAGGCGTGATCGAGCGGTTACAGCAGGAGTACCAGCCATGGATTGACCACGGCCAGCTGATCGTTTGCCCTGATGCCAGCAGCCAAAGCCGCAGCAGTAAGAACGCCGGCATCTCTGACTTCGGCCTGATGAAGGCTGCGGGCTTGCGCCTTCAAACCCAAGCGAGCAACCCCTTCATCCGTGATCGGGTGTTGACGCTGAACAGCCTGATTCTCAATGCCAAGGGTGAGCGCAAGCTGTTTGTGCATCCTGATTGCAAGCTGATGCTCAGGGGGCTTGAACAGCACGCTTACGATCAGGCGACGCAGGCCCCAGAAAAAGGGGATGGTGGTGTCGATGACCTGTCTGGTCAGATGGACAGCTTGGGCTACGCGTGTTGGCAGATGGCTGGCATTACGGTACGCGTGTTGGCAGATGGCTGGCATTACGGCCTGGCAGACCAAGGGTCATAACCGCACCCGCGCTAGGCAGGCGTTGAGGTTCTCATAGACTGCCCGCATGGCTGCGTAGGGTTTCATGGCTGGTCGTCGCTACGTCAGGGATAACGCGGGGCGATTTGCCAGCACCGGGGCTACCGCTAGAGGCGGAAGGCTGGCTACGGCCAGCGGCAACAAGCGGGCGACGCAGACGAAGCGCATCGCTGGCGGTGGCAGTGGCGTGATCAGCGCAAATCGCAAGCCCTCAGCAAAAACTGTTACTGCGCCATCAATTGGGGCGAATAACGTCCGCCGGCTAAGCAAAAGCAACACGGGGCACTCACGTGCATTGCGAGCCAATGCCATACGTTCATATAAACCGCAAACGCCACAAGGCAAAATGGCGCAAACTGTGCGTCAGATTCAATCTGCTGCCGGCAAGCCTGACACAAGCCTAAAAGGACGCGTCCGCAAGGTTCTTGGCGAAAGCGACAAGCTCATGAACCGAATGCATCGCCAACATGCTCGGCATGTTGCCAACCGTTTTGATCGCGGCATAAATGGTCGGCTTTCTGGTATTTACAGAAGCGCCTCTAACGGCGGATTGAATAGGGGAGGCGTGCAGCGGCGGCGGCGGCCAGAGGCAGCGCCCCGGCAGCGCGTGCTCAACAGATCTATGCCAACCAACTTGCGTTCACAGGCAAAGGCAAACCCTCGAAAGGAAGCAATAATATTCAGCCAGGCCGTGGCAACACTCGGCCACCAAAACCACGCCGTCGTCGCAAATGACCAAGCCCATCGTCACCTCCGTTGGCCGCCTCCTCAAGCCCAAGGGCAATGAGCCCCGCATTCACAAGGTCATCGTTCAGGGTGTCGTGATCAAGCCCCAATAGACTGCCCGCATGGCTGCGTAGGGGTTCATGGCTAGGCGTTACGTCAGAGACAATCGCGGACGTTTCGCCAGCACTGGTGCCGGGGCTACCGCTCGTGGCGGCAGGCTGAGGACTGCTGCAGGCAACAAGCGGGCGACGCAGACCATGCAGGCTGCAAGCAGCAAGCCTTCAGGAACAGTTGGTGCCAAATCGCCCTCTACTGGTTCGCTTCAAAAGAAAGCAGCTCGTGGTGACAAGGGTGCAATGAGCCGCTTAAACGCTCGGCGAGCGTCTGGAAAAATTGGCAGGGAATCAGGATTTGGAGCCAAGACTGATACGCCACCGTTGCGGGCTAACGGGACAGTGCGCCAGCGGATGCAGGCCGCAGGTAGCAAGCCCGTCGGGACCATGGCTGGCAAGGTCAGGCGGGATCCAGGTGCAGCAAAGCCAAAGCCGAAGGTTTTGGACTTGCCTAAAGGCACTGGTGTGCCATCAAGGGCATGGCGCACTCAAAATCGCACTGAAACCACA